CTATGTCTGCTGCTGTCTTGGGCCACCTGCTTTCATCAATGGCCTTTATCATGTACAGGGCTGTCCCTCCCCTGCCTGTATAAGAAAAGTAATCATCTACCTTACTCATGGCCTGGAACACCACAAATGGGGCGCTGGTGCTTTCTGGGGCCATAAGATTAAACACCCCTCCAAGCGCCTCGTTGGTCACTGCTGCAACATTCAATTTATCGAATATCGCTGTGTCCAGATTTACTCTCAGATTAGCCATTAGAAAGGGAACATCTGATTATCAGATAGAGCCTCTTTAAAGCGTGGGGCTTCCTTCTCCAGGGCAGGAATCATAAAAGGCCTGGCGCTCATATAACGAGTGCCAAATTCTATGAAGGGCGCATATTCAGTGGTAGGCCCAATGTGCTGACTGAAAGATGGGGAGCCAGGGTCAACAAAGATGCTGTTCATAGTAGTCCCAGTATCTACAGCAGGCCAGTCAGCCATGCGCTGCTTGGCATCTTTCTCGATATTGCGAGCAGCTATCTGCACCACTTGTTTTATCTTGTCATCCAATTGATTGTTGAATTTAGACAATTTCTCTATATCAACTGTCACTGACACGTTCATTTCAAATTTTTCAGCCATAAAAACAAAAACACCCTTGACCCTCGCAATGAGGTATCAAGGGCTTCCAAGAGCCTCTAAATATGTATAGCTGGCGCTCTAGGCGCTCTGGGCTTCAAGGAGCCTCTAAGCTATTTGCTATTATAATTTGAGTTTAACCTCAAATCAAGAATCCCCTACAGGAACCTCCACAAAGCCACCTTGCCCATCTCCCTTTAGCCTGACCCTAGCATCCTCTGCTGCGAATGTGCTGACCACCCCACAGCGCCTACACTTCACCTCAACCTGGCTGTTCCCCTCAAGGCGAACCCTAGCCAGCAGGTGTTTGCATTCCTCTCTCCTACACCGAGCCTCAACCCACAGGGCTAGACCTTGCGGGCCTGGCATCGCTTGGAGGTATCCCATGAACGCGAGGATGTCACAGAGACTACTTCATAGGTGTCCTCACCATGAGAAATCCTGTCAGTCTGTTCCAGGGATTGGTCATACGCTACTGTCACAGTGAACCTCACATCCACATCCTCCCTCGACACTGCGAACTTCTCAGAAGAGGACATGAAAGCTATGCGAGCAGGGATGTTCTCATAGGCGATGTCCCATGATTCTGAGAACCCTCCTTGCTGGTCGCTTTCAAGAGTGCGCCTGAGGATGCTCACTGCATCTGGCAGCGCCTTGCTGGCCTCAGAGCGCATGTAGGCCACATCACCTGTCTGCAACAGGTAATCAGCCATCTGAGTACCTGCCATATTGACCAGTACCAGAATCCAAGATGTTCAGGCCAGTGACCTCATCGCTATCAGTGTAGACAGAGTAGCCGTCCTTTCTTCTTGGCATGACCACAGTGGCTCCCCTGGCTCTGTTGCGTAGTCGCCTTGCCAGCTTCTGGTACATCATGGTCACTTGGTTCTTCTGGAAGGATGCGCCATCTGCTGAGAAAGAGAAGTCCCTGGCAAAGCGCACAGCGAGAACTTCACATGCCCTAGCTGAAGAACCCATGACACTATTGCCTTCCTGGGAGAGGAAATCATCCAGTTCAGCATCTTGAAAGAGCGCCCTGCCAGAATCAGTATCGCCTATCTCCAGGCGAACCCTATCCCTGTCAGCAGTGCTGCCTGCTGTGTAACTAAACGCCATCAGACCCTCACAAAGATAGTCATGGTCAGAGCATCAGTCAACGCATCGCATCCAGCAATCTCAGTGAGCAGATTGCCATTAACAATAGCTGGGATATAAGCGCCTGTGATAGCTGAGCCACTGCTGTCATCTAGTTGATGTGTTGGATAGTACCAAGCATCAGTAGCTGAGTTGGTGACAGTCAGTATAGTCACAGCCACTGGCCCTCCTGGGGAGGAAAGCGTAGTATCTGTCGAGGCTGGCGCAGAGGCATGGAAGTCCATCCTGACTGCAAGTAACTCACAGTAAGGCAATGCTGTGACTAGGCTTCCTGTAGCTGAAGCATCACTGCCTGTAGTTGACACCTTGATGGTGTGCTTTTCGATAGCCATTAGCGCCCAGCGTAATAGACTACCACCACCTCGGCAGTGTCAGGTGAATTAGCCTGGGCAATGGTGACTTTGACATTGTCTGAGATACACACCTTGTCATAGACTTCCTCAGTGCCATCATAGGTGATGTCTGCTCCAGTTTCATCATCTATCACATGGCGTGGATGGAACCAGCCACTGGTGTTGGCATTGGTCAAAGTCAGGATAGTCAAGGCAGGGCCATTGTTCCCTGCTGTCGCTACAGTGACATCAGTTGTCCCAGGAGGTGAATCTCCATAAGTCACACCGACAGAGCAAATCTGCCCTGTAATGACATGACTGCTGGTATTGTTCGCAGTGGCAGAGCCATCGCCACCAACGGCTGCTCCTGTATTGATAGTGACCGATTCATATCCGTATGACATTCATCCTCCCTAACTGTCGATGGCAGGTAGAACGTATCCAGAAGCCGTGTCAGTTCCGCTTCCAAGGTTGTCGAACTGGCGCACACCATCAGCATCAATCAGAACCTCACCAGAAGTATCAGCATGTCCAATTCTGTTGTGAGCGATTATGCCAGAGTTGGCAGTTGTGTCGCTGTCAATCAACAGGTCGCCTGCGGTGTTCAGGCGGTAGATGTTGTTATAGGTGATTTCGCAGTTGGTCACATCTTTCCCAGTAGCCACACTTATGATGGCTTCAGCATTAGCAACGCCCATGCTGATGTAATTGTTATTGAACACCAGACCATCAATGTCGCCACCAATGTCAATAACGCCATTGTTCCCAGTGTCTGGGCTGATAACCACATTGTTCGTGAACTCCAAGCGGTCAGCTTGGTTATCAGTAGTTGTGCCTTTAATCAGGTCAACAAAGTTCATTGAAGCGGCAGTATCAACAAATCTGCATTTGTTCACCACAAACCCAGCAGCGCTGAGGTCAAACACCTCTGCGATGTCAGCATAGTTCATCGAGAATATGAGATTGTGGAGTTGAACATCAGCAGCAGTCACATTGATGTCAGTGGTCGCTGCTGTATCGAGAGTGATAGTGGGGCGAGAACCACCAACACCCATCCCAATCACAGTCACCCCAGCAACGTCGAATGTTATCGCAGCAGCAGCAGAGATAGTTTCACTGTGGCCTGGAGCCACTAGAATCACATCACCATTGTTGGCTGTGCATTTGCCAATCGCGCCATCAATCGTGGCAGCAGGCTGTTTGGGATTGGTAGCAGCATTGTTGTTACTGGCAGCATCTGCGCCACTGTCCACATGATAGACATTGCCAGTGGTCAGCAGTGGACTGCCAATACCACCAAGCCCCTCTACAGGAACTCCACGAGACTTTACACCAGATGGAAAGTTAGTAGGCATTACCAGTTTCTCCTTCAAGAAACCAGCAGGGACAGTGCATTTCCATACATGGCCCCTGCCAGCTTGCCCTATTTAGTTTTAGCTAGGGTTTTGTCCATAGACCCAGCGCCAGTCAGTCCAGCCTATGCCATATCTCATATAGCCTCTGAATTTAGCTGTGAGGCCATCGAAATCTTCAGCAGTGCTGAACTCTGGTCGGATGCGCCACTGCCAGATGAGGTGTTGCTTCATCAGAGTGGAGTCAATCAGAAACCAAGCATTTCCATCAGTCAATCTGTCCCAGACCACTGGCTGGAATCGACCACTGAACATGTTGACATCATACTGGGCAGAACCTGGCTCATACAGCGCTCGCTCGCTAACCAATTGAGTCGCTGTACGCTCCAGTTCAGGTGGAACCAGAAGCATGTTGGGATTCACTCCCAGAAGCTGACCTGCATCATCAGTGAAGTTGCGCATGGCTTGGCGAGTGGTATCCAGATTATCTATCGTCAAAGCCAGAGTCGCTTCATTGGCCTGGGTTGTCCCAGTATCAGCAGGGCTGTAAGGATGCGCAGTGCTTAGAAGCCCTACGCCATCAGCGCCATTGGTGGATGCGCCCATCCTGTTGGTTCCACTATCAGTGAAGCCATTGATGAACACATTGACAGCATCTTGTTCGATAGTGTTATTGAAACTATCAGACATATTGCTGGCCCTTCTGCGAATCTGACCATACTGGTCATCATCGACCAACCTGCGCTCGACTTGGATGCCCATCGCAAATTCATAATTCCTTATGTCAGTGCGATAGCCAGCATCAAAGTTGTGGTAAGGAACTGTCCCATCAAAGGGAGGAACCAAACCTTGAGCGCCCATACCTTGGTATTCCTCTTGGAATCGAGTCGAGGACTCAACCCCAAAGAGCATCTCCATGATTGGCCTGGGGCGCGACATACCTATGTCATAGATACGCTTTAGCCCAGGCTTCAAGAGGTCTGCAAAATTGCCACTTGTTAAAGGCATCTGCTATCTCCTATTGAACCTTGGAAAGATAGTGAGTGGGAGCAGTGAATTGAACGCGAGTCTCATCTGAGGCCTGGCGCTTTCTCTCGACCACCACAAATTCATTGTTGGATGCAGCAGCTATTGTCTGCGCACCTGTTGCTCCAGAGACATCCAGCAATGCGCCAGCTAACCTGGCACTGGTGTCATTGGGGTCAGCATAGACAGCATCAGGGTTGCAAATCACCTTCACAACTGTAGTGCTGTCAGTACCACTGACCTTGCCTGGCTCGCCATCAGTGGCATCATTGGGGTCTTCAGGCCCAACAAACACACCAGCAGCAGCAACATCTCCTGTTGCCAGGAGGTCAACCTCGCCAGATTCGATATTGAGCATATCGCCTCTAGTCAAAGTCTCTGTGTCCTTCATCAGGAAGGTTAGAATCAGTGGCCTTCCACCACTGATGTTATATCGCCATTCAAAACCATTAGCAGCCATAATTATCTCCTATGCGTTCTAACCGCAATTCAGAAATCAGAGTCCTTGGGAATATTCTTCCTCAGTCATGCCCATC